AAGCGCGCGGAAAGCCCGGTGAAGCAACTGGCGCGGCAGCGCACGGCTGCGGACTTCCGGCCGCTGTCCACGCTCAAGGTGGGCAACTTCACCAAACTGGAAAAGGTGACGGAAGCGGGCGAGATCAAGGCGCTTTCCACGGCCGAAGCCAAGGAAGGCTATTCGCTGGAAACCTTCGGCGGCATTTTCAGCCTGTCGCGCAAGGCGATCATCAATGACGATCTGGGGGCTTTTGCCCGCTGGGGCGAAATGATGGGTCAGGCAGCGGCGGAAACCGAAGCCGGGCAGCTTCTGGCGCTGTTGACCGCGAACGCGGGCGCGGGCGTCATGATGGGCGACGGCAAGGCGCTGTTCCATGCCGATCACGGCAACCTTGCTGCGGCCGGTTCGCTTCTGGACGTGCTTTCGCTGGACACGGCGCGCCAAGCCATGCGCACCCAGAAAATGCAGGACGGCAAGACTCCGGTGAACGTGGTTCCTCGCTTCCTGCTGGTCAGCCCGGCGCTGGAAACCGCAGCCGAAAAGCTGCTGACCTCGATCCAGCCGAACACCACGGCAGACGTGAACCCCTTCGGCGGCAAACTGTCGCTGCTGGTGGAACCGCGCCTGACCGGGAACGGCTGGTATCTTTTCGGTGACCCGTCCACTGCCCCCGTGCTGGAATATGCCTACCTGTCCAGCGCACAAGGGCCCCAACTGTCCAGCCGCGACGGCTGGGAAGTGCTGGGCCGGGAATTCCGCGTCACCCTCGACTTCGGCGCGGGCGCGACGGATCACCGGGGCGCTTACCGGAACGCGGGGGCGTAATGGCAACCCTCGCCCAACTCCAAGAGTGGCGCGAACGCCTGATGGACGCCAAGTTTTCTGGCGTCCTCATGGTGACGGACTCCAGCGGCGAGTCCGTCTGGTATCGCAGCCATGCCGAACTGGCAGCCGCGCTTTCCTCTCTCGACACCGAAATTCGGCGGGCGGGCGGCAACAGCCCGGCCACCTCGATCACCTTCAACACCTCGAAAGGTCTCTGACATGGCGAAGAACTTCATTCAGGCGGGCGATACCGTGACCATCCCCGCCCCTGCGGCGGTTGCATCGGGCGGCGTGGTCATCGCGGGCGCGATCATCGGCGTTGCCCAAGGTGACGCGGCTTCCGGCGCATCGGTCGACGTGAAAACGTCTGGCGTCTGGGAACTGCCCAAGGTTGGCGCGGATGTTGCCACCCTGGGCGTGGCGATCTACTGGAACAGCACGTCCAAGCTGGCAACCGTCACCGCGTCCGGGAATACCAAGATCGGCGTTGCCGTGGAAGCGGCCGGGGCCGGTGTTGCCTCGATCAAGGTTCGCCTGTCGGGCTTCTGAGGTGCAGCCGATGACCGATGCAGCCCGTTCCCCCATGATGCAGATGCCAGCCAAGCGCGGCCTCTCTCGCAGTGAGGCAGCGGGCTACATCGGCATTGGCACAACCCTTTTCGACAAGATGGTTGAAGCGGGACAGATGCCCCGCCCCAAGCGGATCGGCGTCCGAAACGTCTGGGATCGGTTCGAAGTCGACTTGGCATTTGACCGTTTGTCGACCGACAATCCCGACTGCGTCGACGCAGACGCGAACGATTGGGATTAACCGTATGAAACAACTCCGACGACCACCGAAATATTGCCAAGGTATGATAGACCGCCACGGCAAGCCGCGATGGTATTTCCGCCGTCCGGGCTTCCCGCGCCGCGCCCTTCCGGGCCTGCCCTGGTCCCCGCAATTCATGGCCGAATATGCGGCTGCGATGGAAGGCGACAAGGCAGAGATCGGCAAAAAGCAGACCCTGCCGGGCAGCATCGCGGCCTTGATTGCCAGCTACTACCGCAGCGCGGAATACAGCGGCATGGCCGACACCACCAAGCGCGCGGTTCGGAACATCCTCGAACGGTTCCGCGCCGAACACGGGGACAAGCGAGTCGCGCATCTGGAAAAGCGGCACATTCAAAAGATCATGGCTGAGAAGGCGGCAACGCCCGACGCGGCGAACCGGCTTCTGCGACTTCTGCGAACACTCATGGCCCATGCGATTGATCTGGGCTGGCGACGCGACGATCCGACTGCGGGCGTCAAGAAACTGCGCCACCGCACCGAAGGCTTCACCACATGGGAAGAGGAACACATTGACGCCTTCCTTGCACATCACGGCGCGGGCAGCCGGGCGCATCTGGCGTTTTCACTCTTGCTCTACACGGGCCAGCGGCGCGGCGACGTGGTGCGCATGGGGCGGCAGCATGTGCGGGCGGGCGTCCTGTCCATCGTGCAACAGAAAACGGGGCAGGAAGTCAGCATTCCCATGCACCCGAACCTTCGCGCGGCTCTGGACGCTCTGCCCAAGGACAACCTGACTTTCATCATGTCGGAACGCGGCAAGCCGATGACTCCCGAAGGGTTCACCAACTGGTTCCGCAAGATGGTGGAAGCCGTGGTCGACGATCAAGGCAAGCGGCTGTTGCCGGATGGACTTTCGCCGCATGGGCTGCGCAAGGCGACGTGCCGCAGACTGGCGGAAGCCGGATGCAGCGCGCATGAGATCATGGCTATCAGCGGGCACCAGACGCTTGCCGAAGTCACCCGCTACACAGTCGCGGCGAACCGACTGCACCTTGCCGAACGGGCGGTTGCGGCGATGGAACTGAATGAAACGCGAACGAAAAGTGTAAGACCTGCCAAGTAG